ATTCCCGCTCCGCGAGCCAGTCGACCATCTCGGGGCTGCAGCGCTCGTCGTCGTCGAGCCGGAGAATGTAGCCGTCCGGGCACTCTGCTACCGCCTGGTCGAGCACCGCTTCGATGTAGCCGCAGCAGGTGCCGTCGTACTCGACGAACCCGCAGTCGAGGTCGCGGGCGAGCTGCTCCATGTCGTCGATGAACGGCAGCGCGTACGGCTGCCCGTCCGTCACGCAGAGGATCGTTAGGGGCGCCATGCCCATACCGCCCCCTTGGGATGCGTGCCATGTACGCAGGCGCCGAAGCCGCACGCCTCGAGGTCGTCGATCGCCTCAGCCGGCGTGTAGCCGTTGTGGAGCTCGACGAGTAGAGAGTCGACCTGCGCGAGCCCGTCTCTGCACTGGATCAGGTCGCGCTCCTCCCCCTCGATGTCAAGCTTGAGGAAGTCGATCCGCGCGGTGCCGATCAGTTCGCGTAGCGTCAACTTGACGACAAAGGAGGGCCCATCGGGCTCGAGCCGGTACGCCCAGTTCTGCACGTCCGGCAGGTAGTGGCCGATGCCGGACACGGCGCCGACGGCGGCTACCAGCACGGGGTCGTCGGTGTTCATGCGTGCGATGACGGCGTTCTCCGCGTCCATCTCGATACCGAAGATGGTGGCGTCGGGCCACAGCCGCCGGTAGTCGCACATGGTCAGGCCGATGTGGGCGCCGCAGTCGAGCACCGTCTGCGGGTTCACCTCGGGCGGCGGGATGTGGTAGCGGTGCTCGAACACGTCCTCGATCACCTGCTCGTCCGCCGTGCCCGGCCGGTAGTGGATGTCTCGGCCGAGCACGTTGATGTAGCGGGTGGCGAGCCCGTCATGGGTGACGACACTCATGCGGGCTCCTTCTCCCGCAACGGCTCCGGCACCTTCACCGGCTCGGCCAGCCGCTCGAGCGCGGGCAGCCAGTAGTCGACGGTGACGAGGTCGGCGTTGTACGGCTGCGCGAACTCGACCGCCTCCGCCCGGATACGCGGGTCGCCGCGCACGTCGTACGCCTGCTCGAGCGCGTCCTGGATCGAGCCGATGTACGGGATGATGAAGAACGAGTCGGCCGCCTGATCCCACCACGGATCGCCCGGCACCAGCCAGCCCGCCTGCCCGAGCTCGGTCATCGCGGAATGGTCGGACGTGATCACCGGGCATCCCGTGGCTTGCGCCTCGATCAGCGGCACCCCGAACCCCTCACCCATGCTAGGCATGAGCAGCACGTCCATCGCCTGGTACAGGTGCGCGACCACCTTCGCGTTCATGCCAAGCACGCGCGCCTCGTGCGACGGGAACATCAGCCTGTCCTCCGGGATGCCGACCATCTTCCGCAGCTTGTCGAGATCCATCCCGAACGCCGCCTCGGTGCCGGCGAGCGGGTCGCAGTGGCAGTAGAGGTAGGCGTCGGGGTGCGTGCGCTGGAAGTTCGCGAACGCGTGGAACGCCTGCGGAAACGCCTTCCGCGCCACGGTCGCGCTCTTGTTCGCGGCCACCATCCCGGCGAGGAACGCGTCGCGCGGGATGCCCATCGTGTCGCGGATCTGGTCGCGCAGTTCGGGCTCCGGCTTGAACACGGTCGGGTCGTAGCCGTGCGGCACGTAGAGAGGGTCGAGGGTGCAGTCACGCATCATCTTCTCGCCGAAGCGCGACATGGCGATCGGCGTGATGCTCGGATGGGCGAGCGTCTTCAGGACTTTGGGCGGGATCGGGTAGTGGTCGACTGGTGCCCAGATCGCCATGTTCAGGTCGGGCCACTCGCCGGGGTCGAGGACGTGAGCGTCACAGAGGGTGATGACGAGGTCGGCCTCGGCGTGCTTGGCGTACGTGTCGATGGTGGCGTTGCCCCAGACGCCGTCGGCGGGGTAGACGGTGAAGCCCTCCCAAGTGGTGACGATGCCGTTCAGCCCCCAGTTCGCGACGAGCGCAACGTCGTGGCCGAGCGCACGCAGGCGGCGCGCGAAGATGGCGGTCTGCTCCGCGTAGCCACTGCTTGTCCACGCTGCGTTACTCATCCACAGGATCTTCACAGGCTGATCCTCACCGTCCACGTGCAGCCGAGGTAGGCGCCCTGCCCGCCCGGGTCGGGGAAGATGCCATAGTTCGACGGGCCGTCCTCGACCATCGCCTGCGACACCGCGCCGCCGAGCGTGTCGTCGGCGAGGATCGCCTGCTGTAGCGACGTGGCCGCCTTCGGATCCATCAGCGACAGCAGCAGCTCCTGCGCGCCGTCATGATCCGGGGTGTTGACGCGGGCGCGGACGGACAGGAAGACGGTGTCGTTGCCGATGCCGAACCGCTCCTGAGCCTGGAAGGTTTCGGCCGGGTAGATGTCGATCGCCGGCGGTGTCGGGTTCCAGACGAGCATGTTCGCAACCTGGATCGTGTCATCCGCGAGCTCATCGCGGATCTGGTCGGCGAGGGCGGTCTGCACGTCGAGGAGCGTCACGCGATTCCCCACGATGCTTTCAGCGGCGCCAGCTTGTTCGCATGCCGATTCCACGAGTCCGTGGCGGCGAACATGCCGCCCGCCTCCGAGCCGAGTCCGATGATCCCGAACGGCGACTTCATCTGCTGCCAATGCTCGACCGCCCGCTCGAGGTTGACCTCGACGACCAGGGCGGGCGGGTCACTGTAGGGCGCGTCGAGCCCGATCTCCGCGTCGATCTCCGCAGCAGCAGCGGCAAGCACGCGGTTGAGGGCGTTCACGTTCGGCGCCTCGGTGATGTGCAGGATCATCGCCAGCTCGGACGTGGTTGCGTACGGCGTCCGTGTGACGTTGACGTTCTGGAGCGGGATCGTCGGCAGCGACTCGTCGCCGTTCCCGTCGACGAACTTGACCCTGTACCACAGGTCGGCGGCCGTGCCGAGCCCGGTGGTGAACGACCGGCTGACCGGATGCGCAGGGTCAGGGTCGGCAGGGGTGAGCGTAACGGTGTCGATCGGCGTCCATGCCCCGTCGATAGCGGTCGCCTCCTCGATGGTCGCCGAGGCCCAGGGGACGCTGTCGTACCGTGCGACCGGGGTGTAGTCGTCGAAGCTGACGATGACGGTCATACCAGCACCCCTTCCTCGTTGTGGTCGAGACGGCCGCCGCTGCCCGCGTCGAGGTCGCCGATGCGGCCGAGGAGAATGTCGCCAAGCGACGCGGCCTGGTAGACGTGGACGGCGCGCAGATTGCAGGTGACGGTCGACGACCCCTGGCTGAAGGCGAACTGGCCGGAGATGATGACGAGCCCGGTGACAGCCGTTGCGCCTTGGCTGACGGCGCCGTCGAGTGGCCGGGCGCGGCTGACACGCGCGGTAATGAACGAGTCACCGGCCGCTGTAGCGGTGAGCCCGCGGTCGCGGTTGAGCGTGACGGTGACGCTGCCGACCCCGTTGCTGGTGGTGCCGACTGGCCGGGCGCGGCTGACTGCTGCCGTGACGGTCGACTGGCCGCGGATTACCGCTGTGACGCGCTGTGCGAGCCCGAGAGCGGCCGCGACGGTCGCGACACCCTGACTTCCCGCTGTCCGGGCGCGGGTGCGGACGATCGCTGCGGTGACCGACGAGGTGCCGACCGGGAAGGCGTTGATCTGGCGGCCGGCGCTAACTGAGCAGAAGGCAACCGACGATCCGGCGCTAGCGGCGCTTCTTGCTCTGACCCTGACCGCCGAGCAGGAGACGGTGGCAGCGGCGACTACAGTTGCGGCGAGGGTGCGTCCGCGGGTGAGCGCGCATGAGACTGTCGCCCGGCCGGTGATCGCGTCGGGGGCGATGATTCTGACAGCGCGGGTGACCTCGCAGATGACGGCTGTCGAGGCATGGATGCTCGGAGCGAGGGAGCGGGAGCGGACGAGGCTCGCGGCAACCGTCGTCTGCCCGGAGATGGCGACGGTGCGTGTCCTAACCCGGCCGAGCGCGGCACTAACACTGGCGGTAGCGCTCGAGGAGGCAGAGAGCAGATGGGCGCGGCTGACGATGGCCGTGACGGTCGCGAAGCCTCTGGCCGCCGGGGTGAGCCGCTGCGTCTTGAGCACGGCCGTGACCGTCGTCTGTCCAATAGCGCCGCCCGGTGTGCCGCCCCACGCCGATCCCCACGGCTGAGATCCCCAGCCGAGCGCGGGCGGGCGGATGTCCTTGATGCGGCCGAGCGCAGCCGAGACGGTTGCGGTGCAGTTAATGGCGCCCGTGATCCTGGTGCCGATCCTGACGCTCGAGGTGACCGCAGCGTGTCCGGCGATAGCGGCGGCGAGGGGCCTGATCCTGCTCGCGGCTGCGACGACGGTCGCCCGGCCTGTGGCGGTAGCGGTGAGGATGCGTGTCCGGTGGAACG